GCAACTCCCGATTGTCTACTAACTCCATCATCAATTACAGCACTTGGTGCGGTTGCTTTCGTGGATGTTGATGGTAATCCTGCGGATGCTACCGAGATTTGCTGTGAGGTCTACAATTATAATTGGATTGACGGCGGTTGTTATGCATTTTCTCGCGATTCTGATGGAAGCGGTAAGCCAAAAAGCGCACAATTAACAACTGAAAAAACTTTATCTAATCCACCACAAGAAAAGTCGGGACTAGTTGTAACGGATAACAACTTTGTTGGTTCGGGTAATGACAATTCGATAGTAATTGGTAGCGGTAATAGATTAGATAGTGGTTTAGATTCCGTCTTTGTAATAGGTTACAACTCTAATGTGTTGAACGGAGGTGCTACAATCGGAAGCGCGGGTGCGTATGTTGGCGAAATGCAAAACGGATTGATTCCTGTTTGGGGCAAAGGTGACTTCACAAACGATACGACATCGATTACTTTGGCTGCTTATGGTTCAACTTACATCAATATGCCTGATGACTCCGTTTGGCTTGTTAAATTGCGTTTAATGGTAGGTCAAGTTGGTGCGGTAATAGATGCAAGTGTTAGCGGTGAATACAACTTACACATTGTCCAAAGTGGTGGTGTATTATCACTTAAGAACGTGACTACAATCGATGAAACTGCTATTGATATAGATGGCAACTTTGTCATTGACTTGGATATAGTAGGTAGTACATTCGCCATTACTGTAACATTAGACAATGCAACGGCATATCCGTACAATTCAATAAACATTAGCGGACAATTAACATACACACAATACCATTATGAATAACCCACACGAAACATTTAAAAACATCAAAGAAATGTTGAAGCATGGAATAGGCAAAGACCTTCCGAGCAAAGAAAATAAGTTGTCAATTTTTACAACTAACCTCATAAATTTCGTGATTTCTGCGTCTTTAATTATAGGCATTATTTACCTCATTAAAATGTTATTCTAATGGCTACACAAAAGACAGTTGTTGAAATTGATATACAAGGCACCGAGCGCGTTGAATCGATGCGTACTCAAATGCGTAGATTACGCGAAGAGTTAGCGCGTTTACCTGAAGGTACTGAAGAATTTAATAAGGTACAAAGACAGCTTGGTGAACTAAATGACAAAATGGGTGACTTGAATAGGTCAGTCAATACGTTAGCAGGTGATCCGTTGGAACGACTAAACAACTCCTTTGGAATGATTGGTAGTTCATTGATGTCTTTGGATTTCGGTGGTGCTATTACAGGTTTAAATGGTGTAACGGGTGCAGTTAAAGAAATCAAATTTAAGGATGTAGCGGATGGAGTTAAAAACATAGGCGGTGCATTTGCTAATCTTGGAAAAGCATTACTTACAAATCCTTTGTTTTTAATAGCAGGAACATTGGCTTTAATAGCAATGAACTTTGATAAGATTATCAAGTTGTTTCCTTCAATGGAGCAAGGTCTTACTGGTATTTCAGAAGCTGAAAGAGAAGCGGCAAGTGCTGCTCAAGAAAGAGCCGAAGCGAGTGATAAGGCTTATAAAAGTATTGATGGACAAAGTAATATTTTAAGATTACAAGGAAAGACCGAAAGAGAAATTCTTGAATTAAAAATAAAACAACTTGGTATATCAATTAAAGATAGAAAAGCACAACTTGTTATTCAACAAGAACAAGCAAAAATTCAACTTGAAACTGCTGAAAGAAATCGAAAAATACTTGAAGGGGTAATTGCTTTTGTTCTGCAACCTTTAAATATGATTGTTGGAACTATTGATTTAATAGGAAAGGCATTTGGAAAGGAGTGGGATTTAAGAAACAAAATGAATTCGTCAATAGCGAATTTAATAATGGATCCTGAAGAACAAAAAAAGGAATTAGAAACAACGCTTCAGCAAAATAGAGATGCTATAGCAGCAATGGAAAATGATTACGCAGGTCTTCAATTATCCATTAAAGCTATTGACCAAAAAGCGGCAACTGATAAAGCGGAAAAAGAAAAACAAAAGGAAAGAGAAAAAACAACTTTTGAATTAGAAAGTTTAGCATCTCGTGAAGCAAAAAAGTTAGAACTAACAAAAACGGCGGGACTTACTTTAAATAAAATCTCTGAAGATTTAGCCAAAAGCAGAGCGGCAACACAACTTTTAATAGACCAAGAAAATCAAAAGAGAAGACTTGAAGGAGAGAAAGCATTTCAGGAAGCAAAACTATCTATTGCTTCAAATGCTATAGGCGGTTTAATGGACTTGAATAGCGCGTTAGTTGATAGCGGAATAGTTGATGCAAAGAAAGGATTTCAAATTGCAAAAACTTTGGGTATTGCACAAGCCACAATAGGTACTATTGAAGCCACTCAAAACGCATTTACAACCGCTTCGGCAAGTCCTATAACAACTGTCTTTCCTGCATATCCATTTGTTCAAGCAAGTATTGCGGCTGCGGCTGGTATCGCACGTATTGCATCAATTAGAGCGCAACAATTCAACGGAGGTGGTAATGTTCCCAAGCCAACCGCAAATGGTGGTGGTGGTTCAATGGGTGGTGCTACTCCTGCTCCTTCTGTTGACCTATCATTTTTAAATCAAGGTAGTAATAAAGCACAACCTTTACAAGCCTATGTATTAGCAACCAATGTTAGTTCGGCTCAAGAAGCGGAACAAAAAATAAAAGACCAATCAAAAATCATAAAATAATGGAAGAAGTAAAAGTAATCGAATACACTATTGATGATAGTGGATATTTAGGAGTAAACGCAATCTCATTAGTTGAGAATCCTGCAATCGAAGTTGACTTTGTCGCGTTGTCAAAAACGCAAGTTAAACAAGCGGCAATAGAGGAAGGTGAGCGTAAAATGTTGTATGGTGCGGTAATGATTCCCGACCAACTTATTTACCGCGTTAATGGTGCGGGTGAGGCTTACTATTGCAAATATTCAAAGGATACGATTAACAAGATAGCACAAGAATATCTAAAGCGCAATATGCACCACAATAGCAACCTAGAACACCAAGTGCCAGTTGCAGGTTGTGTTGTTGTTGAATCGTGGATCAAAGAAGGCGAACACGATAAGAGCCAAAACTTTGGATTCTCCTTTCCGGATGGCACGTGGTGCATTGGTATGAAAGTAGATAACGATGAAGTGTGGCAAGACATTAAGCAAGGTAGTGTTAAAGGGTTTTCGCTTGAAGGTTTCTTTACTGAAATGAGCGAAGAGTATTTAGCTGAGCAAGAGATTGAGAAAATTATGAAGGCATTAGCCGATGAATTGAGCGCGTTGTAATTTATTACACCAGTGCAGGTGTATTGTTTACCCGACAAACAAAGAACCCCCTACGTTTAGGGGGTTTCTTCGTTGAACTTAAAAACAATTAGAAATGAACAAACATTACCCGAATGGGATGACACAAAAGTAAAAACAAATTCAACAAAATGCGTCTATTATACAAAGTAATTATCAACACTATGAGTAAAGTTAACGAAATCGTTTCCAAGTATGCAGAGAAGCTAAAGTCCTTCGGGGTTAGTTTGTCGGCTGTTGAGGAAGCGGTAGAGCAAAAACAAATGGCTATGGCTGTACTCGCTGATGGTACTGAAGTCTACTCTCCAGATGCTGAATTCGGTATCGGTTCTGAAATCTTTGTTATGGATGCAGAAGGTAATCCTACCCCTGCTCCCGATGGAGAACACGAAACCGCCGAAGGAAAAATCTTGGTTGTAGTAGAAGGCAAAATCAGCGAAGTAAAAGAAAAGCCTATGGAAGAAGAACCAAAGGTTGAGATTGAAATCGAAGAAGTTGAGCAATCATCTTTCGATGGAGTTTCACGCGAGGAGTTCGAAAACACTATCAGCAAATTGATTGAAGGCTTTGAAGCCAAGATTAACGCGTTGAATGCTGAAAAGCAAAACCTATCTGCAACTATTGAGAAATTGTCTAAAGCACCTGCTACCGAGTCGGTGAAGAAGTCTAACCCAGTTGCACAAAAACAAAGCGCAGAACCTACACCATTCAGAGCAATGGATGCAAGAAGTCGCGCATATCAATTAATTAATTCTAAAAAATAAAAAAAATGGCTATTACTATTAACGGTACATACGCAGGTGAATTAGCATTACCATACATTCACGCTGCTTTATTAAGTGGAGACACTTTGGCGAAAGGTTACGTAACTCTTAAAGAGGGTGTTAAATTCAAGGCAGTATTGAAGAAATTGACTTCTGCTAACTTGGTTCAAGATTTCACTTGTGCATTTGAAGATCCAACTGCATTGACTTTGAACGAGGCAGTTCTTGAGGTTAAAGATTTGAAAGTTAACTTGGAAGTTTGTAAGTCTCAATTCGCTCGTGATTGGGAAGCAATGGCTACAGGTCGTGGATTCGCTAACGATGTAGTTCCTGCTAACTTCTCTGACTTCTTGATTGGTTATGCTGCATCTCAAGTGGCTCAAAACATTGAGTTCACAATTTGGCAAGGTAATGTTTCAGGTGGTTCTTACACAGGATTTGATGGTCTTGAAAAGAAAATCAAGGCTCAAACAAGTGCAACTGAAACTACTTTCGGTTCGATGGATATTGATAATGTTCTTGAGAATATTCAATCAGTTTTGGCTTTGTTGCCAGAAGCATTGATTGGTAACCCTGACACAAAGGTTTATATGAACCGTGCAACTGCTCAGTTGTATCGTCAAAGAATCGCGAGAGAAGGTTACGCATTTGAATACAACGCGTTCAAGGAGTTCAATATGCAAGTTGATGGATATGACATTTATGTTTGTCCTGGAATGACTACAGGTACTATCGTTGTATCTAAAGTAGACAACTTGTTTGTTGGTGTTGATGCTAACTCTGACTTCGCTGAAGTTAAAGTAGTTGATATGTCTTTGACTGATGCATCTGATATGGTACGTATGGCAATGAAATTCCGCGTAGGAACTCAAATCGGTTTTGCTTCCGATGTTGCTATCGGTTACATTGACTAATAAAAAACACAAGTAAAAAGGTGGGGGAATAAGTCCCCTGCCTTTTATTGTAAATAATAACAAATAAAAAATTAAGCCTATGTGTCCTCCATGTGAGCTCAGCGCTGGATTTGCACTTGATTGCAAAGAAGGGATTGGTGGTATTAAAGCCATCTTCTTGCAACAATTAGCAGATTTCCAAACAGGAGTTGTGATAAATGGTACAAGTGAAGAAGTAGAAGAATTACCTACTGCATCAATTTACCAATACACACTTCCAAAACATACCGGTTCTTTTACCGAAGAGGTACAAAGTTCAGTTGAAAACGGAACAATTTTCTACACTCAAACCGTTACTGCAACTTTCTTTAAGTTGAGTGCTGCACGTAGAAAGCAACTTGAATTGATTGCTAAAAATCGTCTTGTTGTTTTTGTACAAGATAACAACGACAATATTTGGATGGTTGGTAAGATTGATGGTGCAGAAGTAACTGCTATGTCAACTGCTACAGGAACTGCCAAAGGTGATTTAAATGGCACGACAATTACCTTTACTGCAGAAGAAGCCCACAAGGCTTATCGTTTGGAGTCTTATAGTACAACTCCATTTGATAACTTCCCTGATATCACCGTTGTAGCACCAACTATTTAATTTATATTTGTTTAAGGGATGAATTACCTTCAAACGAATACCGCATTTCAAACTCTCCTCTTAAGTTTAAAAGAGGGGAGTTTGTTATTTGATACAACGTATACGGATTATCTTTTGATGATTCAAAACGAAATTACATTAGAAACATTTTATGTTATACCTGCTCAAATCAGCGAGAACGATAGGGTCACGACTTTGTCAATTAGTACAAATGACGATGATCCAACTAATGGTTCTATTCTTGTTACTAATGGTGGGCGGTATAACTTCATTATATACGGTCAAAATTCAACTACAAATCTTGACCCACAAAACGCGGTTGTGGTTGGTGAGATTAAAAGAGGGTTTATTCAAATGGAAACTTTAATAAACTATTACGACCAACCAAATATTATAATTCCAAGCGACATCGAATACAATGGATAAAAACAAATCAATCGTTGACAGGTTTAGTGCAACTCAAGTAGAGTTAGCAAAGTACGTTAAAATAGAGCCTATTGAGTTTGAAGATAGAAAAGGTTGGGTAGCTTATGGTGAAGGTAATCACTTCCCACAATACTTGATTGAACTATATAACACCTCACCTGTTCACGGTGCGTTGGTTAACTCAATCAGTTTTATGATTGCGGGAAAAGAATTTACCGCATCATCACAAGTTACATTACGTGAGATTCAACGATTGAAGTTAGATAAGGTATTGCATTCAACTGCATTAGATTTAAAGCTACACGGTGGCTTTTATTGGGAGGTAATTTGGTCAATGGATAGAAGCACCATTGCACAAATAAACCATTTGCCATACGAGAACTG